ATTGGAACTAGCTGCATCAGTAATTCCATAACCTAAAAGAGTTGTTGGCTTTGATGTTAATGAAACAAAAGTATGTGCATGACTTGAACTTGCAGCATCTGTTATTCCATATCCTGACAAAGTAGTTGGCTTACTAGATACATTAGTCCATGTAACTCCAATATTGGTTGTTCCTGTTACTGTTAAGTTTCCGCCTATAGATACGTTTCCTGTAGTAGTGATATTTCCTTGTTTTGATAGAGAAAACACGCCATCTGCAACTAAATAATTTCCTGTGCCAGCGTTTTCTAATTTGAGTACTGTTCCAGAATCGGCAGCATTCAATAACTTGAACTTTACCAGATCACTAGCCATAGCGGAGTTATTTCCGTTGGAAGCTGTTATGGCTGTAGGTTGTGTTCCATGGCTACTATCAACAGAGAACATGGCAGTTGGAGTTGATGTATATCCTTTATTCCTTACATCAATCTTTGCCCTTGCAGTTGAAGTAAGGCTGTCATCTTCTCCAAGTCGTAAGTTTCCGGTTTCACCATCTAAACTGAGTAGATCTCTTTCAACCATGCTGTAATCTGTTCCATCAGTGTAGCGAGTAACCCATTCCCATCTACCAGCATCTGTACCTGTGAAGTGAGAGATAACATCTACAGCTTTCATTGTTGAGCCGTAGTTATGGAATGAGATATCTCTAACCCAATCATCTGTTCCAGAAACTACATTATGTTGAGATAAGGTACTTTCAGCTACAGCAGAGTCGGGAGACCTAATTTCAAAGATTGTAAACGGATCATTAGTATTTACATTTTTATGAGTCAAGATTTCATACTCAGAACCGGGAATGAAGTGAGCATAGAGTTTCTGAGTCTTATTGACGATATCCGTTGTAGTTACAAGATTACTTACAGTTATAGAATTTGCAGAGAAGTTTCCGTAACCATCTCTTTTTACAATCTTGTCTACAGTGTTATTTGAGGTTGCATCGGTTACTTCAGCAGATGTAATAGCGGCAGAAGTTGTATTTATTGTTACATTGGAACTTCCATCAAATAGAGTTGCAGTACCAGCTATCTTTCCAGATATTCCAATAGTTCTTCCATTGAGTAGCTTACTAGCGGTCTCTGCATTTCCAGATACAGTTCCCGTAACGTTAACACCACCAATCGTAGTAGTAGTTCCGCCTAAACCTACAGTAGTCGTTCCGATTGTAATGGTTGGATTCAAGATTTGAGGGTTGTAAATTGTAGTATTGTTTATATCGCCTGGAATTGTTATATCTCTTGCAGTAACGGCAAAGAGATCAAAGATATCAATTCCAACAGCAGTATAGCTTATGACACCATTTTCTTTAACTTCTTTATTTGTAATAAGAACTGGCTCATTAACAGTTGCCCACATAGAGTCATGCAAGGTAGCAATAATTCCTACATCTACATTGAGTTTCGATTTGAATGAATAGGTATAGTTTGAATAGGCATAAAAGTCTTTGAGAGTGTTTGCAAAAGCATTTGCAGTTGCAAGATCATGAATGTATTTGGCAGTATACTTATAAATTGGAGTAGAGTTTGTACCAGCTTTGATAACATTGGTGTTCTTCTTTAAGATAACGGAGTTTGCTTTTACTTTAAGTTTTCTGATGTCCGCAGTTGAACCAGAAGTGTTTCTAATCCTAATCTTTCCACGAGTACCCAAGTTTTCAAACTCTACAGTTATTCCAGCATCTACTACATAGTCTAAAGTTGCAGTTGAAACATTGATTATGTCTTGTCCTGTCTCAGCTTTATAATCGGAGAATACAAAAGTACTTGCATCTGCTCCAGTCGGATAATAAGCTCCAGGAGCTAGAGGAATGTTACAATCATATGTATTATTTCCACCTGTAGAATCTCTAAAGACATAGACATCAGTTTTTGTTTCCCATTCATCCCAAGTTAAGTTTATTTGCTTATAAGGTATTAGTTTCTTTTGTATCTCAATACCCTTATTATCTGTTTCAGCAATGATGTTAGTTGTTGTAGAGAAGGTAGTAGCAGGAGTTATTGAAGATTTTGCTATAGGATAGAGATTAAATTCACCATCATTTTCAAAGTAAAAGACATATCCATATTCAAAAGCAATCTGCTTTAACACATCCCAATAAGCGGTATTATCCTTGTCTTGTATGTTTAAACTGAGAGTTGAGGTAATAGTTGGTATTGCAGTAGAAACAGAAACTCCGGCTAAAGATGCAATTTTATGGATAATAGAATTAGTCTGATCTGCTTTGTCGCAGATTTTTAGGTTAGAGTAAAGCGTGTAGAGTGCATTAGTTGATACCCAGTTTTTCTTTAATAGTTTGATACCGGGATCTTCTGCTGATATAGATACTGGTTGCTGTCCTCTATTTGTTATTTGCCAAGAATAATTATCTGTCAAATACCCTCTAAATAGGTAAGTAGAACCTTCTTTAACTTCAACTATAACGTCATTAACCGTTGCAAGAATCAGTGGAAGCAAGGTTGATGACCTAGATAGTTTGAATTCAACCTTATTCGTTGTAGGCTCAAGCTCTCTAAATAAAGAGTATGATAGCTTTAACGAATCTTTGAGTACATCATTTGTAGCATTGTATTGAACACTATTTACTGTGATTAAAACTGATATAGCCATTAATTAAAGTCCTTTTCTAATTAGTAGCAAAATCAGTTGTTGTAATAATCAAGCGTCGCAAACTCATTTCTAATCATCTTAGCAAGCGCAGTCATTCCACCATCTCCAACTATAGGAGCCTGCTGATAGATATTGATCGTTATCTGATTACTACCAGAATAACTTGCGCTTTGAGACGCTGTATTTGCGCTTGTCGTTGTTGCGGAGGCTGCAAGATTAGTTTGTCCCATAGCATCAATATCGTCGAGCTTTGCTCGTAACCCGGTGAACGCATCAGACGAGAATCCGCCAGGTCCGCTTGCATACCCTTTCGGTCTGAGCCAGTGAGTTAAGTTATAGATAGCAACACCGATATTCGTTCCTAATGCAGTTATCCATTTACCTAACCAACCAAACAAGTCAGCGACGAATTGAACAGGTGACATTAGAATCGTGAATGCTTTTGCCACAAGATTAAGAAGGGGTGTAAGCATTTGAAATTGCAATGCAATAATATTAATAAATGGAGTAAGTAATTGAATTACTGGCATTAATACGGTCATTAATATATTGCCTAGAATAGCGAATATTGGAGATATTGCGTCTAATATAGGAAGTAAGGCAATACCAATAGTCTCACCAATAGAAGTAAGTGCTCCCATCAAAGGCTGTATGACTTCAGTTATTGCAGGACCTAAAATACTTACCGCGCCTTGTATAACAGGAAGTAATGCAGCCATTAGCGGATTAGCAGAGAATATAATCTGCGTAAGAGGACCCAATGCAGAAGATAATTGTCCGAACATTCCAGACAAAGAACTCGTTACATCGGCGCCGTTTAAACCACTTCCGGTAACGGCGTCCATAAATCCAGAGCCGAACGAACTCTTTATGTCCACGAATACGCCTTTGAAGTCGCCTTTTAAATTATCAAGGAACGAAGGTTGAGAAGCTTTAAGATCAGCCATTTGGGAAGCAATAGATGATCCGCCAGCGCCCAACTGTGATGGTATTATTGTGCTTTGTCCTCTTTGCTCTTTAGGAAGTAAGGTGATTTTTTCTGCTTCCTCAACTCTGCGCTGCGCATCCTTTATGAGATAGTCATAATATTGTTTATTAATACCTGTAAGAATCACCTCGCCGCTTTCGATCTGCGCAATTAGTTTATCATAGTTATATTTTGCAGCTAGTGCTGTGTAGTTATCCGACCACGCTTTATCTGCGTTCGTGCTATCAGCTTTTTTAGGTAAGCTAATGCCTAGCTTGTTTAATACTCCAGCATTTTTTAAGGAAGTATCTAACTTAACTCCCATTAACTTTATAGCTTCAGCACGTCTTAATGCATCTTTTGTAAGGTAGTCGTAGTATTGCTTATTGACACCTTCTAGGTTGACTCCACCGCTTTCGGCCTGTGCAATTAGTTTGTCGTTATTGGATTTGTTAGCAAGTCCTGTGTAATTATCTGACCATGCTTGATCCGGCCTAGATAACGAAGTACTAGTAGGTTCCTTTTGATTGGATAGAGCTAAAATATGTGCAAATTCCGGGATATCTTTTACTACTCCCCATATCTTCTCTTTAAGAGCAGCTGCTTCCGGTCCTAAATCGAGGGCGTCAGCATCAAATAACTTTTCTTTAATCCCATTCCAGAAAGTATCTGCTTCAGCATCTGTATATGGATGAAGCTTATCACGCTTAAAAAAGAGGCTTATACTGTTATATAAACCCTCAACAGTCTTGTAATTAGCTTTTGCTTTTGTAACTGAATCCGAATCTGAATCTGAATCTGAGTCGCCTGTCTTTGGGGTTGGTACTGTTCTCGGTTTAGGCGGATTGTCTTTGTTGAAACTGGCTAAGCTTAAACTGAAGGATGATGCCATCGCCATGGAGCCAAAATACTTTTCGAGAGTATCCTTAAAAAACCCAGCATCGTATGACTGCTGAGGCGTCATTATAGGCGTTGCTTGTCCATTCACCGTCTTCGATAAACCGGGAGTATTAAGCATTGATAATCGCCAAGACTGATACCAAGTCTCTTGATCCCGTTTTGCATTAGCTAAAGCTGCGGTAAGACGTTCTCCTTCTGATTTTGTTTCAACATCCTTTATAGTAGCGACGTTATTCTTGTATTCTTCTTGTGCAGTATAGGCATTATTCCACGCATCAATTACTGTTTGAATTCCCGCAACAATGGGTGAGAAAAATGAAGTTGTTTGTTCTCCTATATTTTCTTTTAAATCAGAAAAACTGTCAGATAGGTTTTTTAACTTTTGACTGACACCGTTTTCTGCTAACTTGTTTGATAGTTCACCAAACTTAGTTATTATTCCATCCGTCGCATCACCGGCAGCCAACTGCTCTTTAGTAAGGGCCACGACTTCTGGGTAATATGTTCGTAAAGATTTTATACTTCCATTTTGTGCGGAGGTTAACATATTAAAAGCCGTCGTTAGGTCTTTCCCAGAGACATTCGATAGATAAACTGAAGCTCTTGTAATTTTATCAATCTCTTGATCAGATTTTCCTAAAGCAGCAAGTTCGGATACTAAAGACTCGATATCATCTTTAGAAGCTAAAGAGACTTTCCGCATCTCATCTATTAAATTTGTAATTTTGTCGATGCTTGCTTTATTATTATCTAGTGCAATTTTTAGTTGATTAGCTCTACGTTCACCCTCTCCAAATTCCTTAAAACAATCAAATGTAGCTTCACCTAATTGTTTAAGTCCTTCAACGATTGCTAGTACGGTAAAAGCACTCTTTAAAGTGTCTCCTACTTTCTTAGCAGCATCTCCGAACCCTAGTACATCGCCTTTGGCTGCATTCAACCCTGCCGATATTTGATTTTCAGCTTTTAAAATGACCTTTGCATCCGCCATTATTAACTTCCTTTTTTACATGTCTCTTTTTTAATTAGTACATAAAAAAAAAGAGAGTCTTTCGACTCTCTTTAGTTATGCTCTTTTTTTATTTAAGCTAATTCTGTAATTTAACTGAATAAGCTTTAGTATTTGCATTGTTATATAAGGTTGATCCATTAAACTTCCCTCAAAAGGGAAATGTCTAAAGTCACCTGTTTCTGAATCAATAATCGGAAGAAAGATTTCGGTGATATAAGGAAGCCATTCCCCGTACTCTCTCAACATCTCATCATCGATTCTATGACCTGCAAATATCTCTTCTGAAAGGCTGCTTATTTCTTGGCGGCCTTTTTCGCTTGGGTAAAAAAACATTTATCAATAAATTCTCCAATTACCTTTGTAGCTAGATTAGTCTTTTCAAATACAAGTTCAGTAACTTCTGTATTAGTCATTTTCTGTGTCTCAGTTACATAAAGATTGTGATCAACTGTGCATAATGGAAGGATTTCTTTGAAATAATTAAGAAGTTCAACTTCTCCTTTTTCATAAGCATCTTTCAATTTCATCGTTTCAATTGTTGGCAGTTCACGAAGGGCAACGAAAGCTTCATTGGCTTCTGCTAACCCAAGTTCTTTTCCGATCTCAATTCTTACTTTTACAATAAAGTTATTGTAATCCTTTTCTTTAATGAACATTCTAAATTCCTCCCGAATTTTTAATTAATATGCAACAGTTTTATCATCAACAACTTCAACAACCGCTGGTGCTGTAGCTCCTACAGATAAGGCAATTCCAGAAACCTTTGAACTAATCAAACCGGTTCCGCCTACGTTTGTTGAAACGTCAGTAATAGCAACATTATTCATTGTGATCTTTACCTGATATGGAGTTGTTCCAATTACCATTGATGGTGACTGAAGAATAAGGACTGCCGAAGCAACCTTCGTTTCAGTCAAAAGGTTTGTAGTCGCCAAGGTATCAATTGCAGCAGCGTAAGGCATTTCGAAATCAAGAGTGATCTCTCTCATACCATGAATGGGTTCCGCTAAATACAGCCCACTAGAATAGGTCTGCGGAGCATCTTCAAGCTTATTGCTGATCTTAAAAGTTGAACTTGTAACATCATATACAGTTCCACCCAAAGTAAGAGAAGCGTTAACGCATCTAAATGATTGAAGAGCAAGCGGAGTCAATACCGCCATTGATCCAGTGCCTTCATCTTTTGCCTTAACAGTAATCGTTCCTTTTACATAGTCTCCTGTCTTTGCATCAAGCTGAAGAGAATCGATTTTAGTACCGGTATATTTTTTAACAGATACTTTTCTATCAACCAAAACTGTATACGAAGGAAGAGTTCCAGTCGCAGACACAAGAGCAATAGAGTGCGTATTAGCGCCAGCTACAGGCGATCCTGTTGCAACCGTATCCGTTCCACCGAAAGCCGCTTTGAACAAAAATCCAGCAAACTCAGGTCTAAGAATAAACGATAACGAACCATCAACCTTAATCGACATCAAATCACGAGCAGTCGGGCTAACCGAAGCAACAAGATTTCCTTCGTCCCTCTTGTCAGCCGTCACTTTCATGCTCTCGCTAGTAAAATTTATAATATTTGTTCCCACAGCTGTTGAGCCCCATGCACCTTCTTTTCCAAGTTGTACACCAGCTCCTGTACCTACACTAAATGCCATTGTTATTCTCCTTCTTTTTTAATTAGTAGCAATTTTGAAATAGTAATTTTTTCTTCAAAATTCACCAATAAACGTTTTAACTTGTGGTGTTTCAAAATCAAACTCAGCTTTATAACCCATTCTAGTAAATCTTTGTTTATAAACACTATAAATTGATCTACTCTTTCCTTTAAAAGGTGATGGTTTCCCTAGGTGAGAAGCCCTGTTTTTAGCTCTTTCTTCAGTAGATGCTTTTTTCCCTTTATTCCAAGCAGTTTGTCCTTTATGGGAATTACTATTGTTAGCTCTGGAATCTGCTGAATGCTTTGTCCCTTTTTTAGAAACACTCATTTTAATTCTTGTTTCAGGTGAACGTATTTTCCCTATCATTGAAATACTTATTTTTGCTCTTGTTTCTTCTGAAGGACTACCACCAGCTCCACCTTCTCTCTGGTTGTAGCCTTTAGTTTGATCTGTTGTACAATATTCCATAATATATTTTTTTTCATAAGCATCTAGGAATATTTGTGTTAGAGGCGTATCGTGTAATTCTTTTATAACCTCAAAGTCAAAATTGACTACACCGTATTTATCAAACGCTGATTTTAAATGGGTATTACACTTATAACGAGTATGTTGAACCCATCTTTTACTAATATCCCAACTCTGTCCAATATAGACTTTATTATTAATAGTGTTTGTAATCTTATAAATCCCTATCATTACTTCACTTCTTTTGCATACCCTAAAGTGATGTATGGTGCAGCTTCTTCAATTCGCATCTCATACTCTTCTTGACTAACAAATTCTTTGAAATTCCCCAAGAATTTGACCTTAATAAAAACTTCTTTTTCTTCTACTAATTCTTCTATAACTTTATTTTTCATTAGTGACTCCCTTTAATAATCTTTTGTGAATTGCAGTTTGAGATGTATTTCCATGCCTACAATTGTTTTCTGACCTTCTACAGCTGGAAAAAATTCCATTGTTGACATATCTGTGTCATCAACATATCCACCAAGAGAAATGTCTGCTTTAATGCATTCATATAGAGCTGCGTAGTAAGCAAATATCTTTGTGATTAGATTCTCTTGTTTATCTTTTTTACATAGCAAAAATACTGTTACATCAAAGAAAGCAACGTCACTTGACATAGTTAAATTCTCAAAATTAACAATATCAGGAACTATATAAAACATAGTTGGGCACGGCATTTTGTCAGTATCTGGATAATCAATCAAAACATTAGATGATGTTATATCAACAATATCTAAATCTTCAGGATCAGAATTATGAGGATTATCTATATAACTATTTAGGTTAGTAGGTATATATGTTTCTAATTGTTTTAGTACTTGTAATTCTGTTTTCATTATTGTAATATTCCTCGCTTAAACAATTTATCAATTTCTTTTTGTAATAGTGTTTCAATCTGAGCATCATATGCAGGGCTGCCAATAAAGTTTTCTACTGGCTTTTGGAACCAATCACGTTCTGGTAGTTTTATGCTATGCTTCTTAAACCACTTATCGCCAATTTTGAATGTTAGGTACTTTGCTGTTTTCGCGGTTATTACAGAACCTTTTGCTAATGCATACCCATAGAATTTCTTATTCTCAGAGAACGCTTTACTGGCAATAACAACAGCATTACCTCTCTTAACAACCATTCTCTTAATGTTCTTATATAAGTTTCCTGTTCCTTTTTTTAAGGACATTGAATAGTTCTTTTTGACAATAGAAACTGCCTTGCTACCAATGCCAGCAAGTAAATGCCGTTGAATAGTTGGGGCTTGTTTTTCGAGCGCATCAAAGGCGCCCATAACCTCTTTCAAGTCAGCTTCAATAGAAAGGAACTCAGCCATTTTAAATCCTTATAATCCTGAGACTATCTAATGGCTTTAGGTATTTCTTGTAATCTGAATAGTTAATAAAGCTTCTACTATTGTCACCAAAGGCTTTACCAGTAATACCGATATTGCCGCCTTGTTCCTGAAGTAATAGAGAAGCAATTCTTAAAGTTGTTAATTGAATAATTCCAGGAATAGTTGCATATCCAGCTACGTATACAACTTTGATATTGTTTACGCCTTCAGTGAATACGTTTTCTAAATCCTTATCAAAGATTGAATCGCTATCTAAAGTAAAATCAGATACAGTTTTTGCAACATCATCTATAGTAACCGATGTCAGAACAGATATAGGCTGTGCATTAAGATACAAGCGATAATCACCAATTCCAGAGTAATATTCTGTGTAACTTTTCGAGACAGGATCATATCCTATATAGTCTTTTATAATATCTTCAGCAGCACTTATATAAACTGCTTTAAGAGTAGAGGTCTCTTCATTACCTGTATACTCTTCTAATTGAGCTGTCGTTATGAAAGCCATTATTCCTTCCTCTTTTTATAATTAGTGACAAATAAAAAAAGAGAGGCTTTTACACCTCTCTTTCATTTACTTTTTTAAATTGTTTTTAAATATAGGTATAAATTCCTTTTTTAACTCTTGAATATGCCATATTTTCATATATATCTTTTACTTTTGCTAATACTCTTACAGATTCATATATTAAACCATTTTCATCCTTAACAGGTTTACTTCTACTCTTTCTTAAAATGTCTTTATGCTCTTCAGATATTTTTTTTCCAACTCTATATTTGTTACCAATATTCTTTATTCCACATTTTACTCTTTCAAAATCAGTACGCTTTTTCCCAGTATTTGCTTTTGATATTTTATTTTTAGTATTATCTTTTGTTATATATCCAATACGAGTTGCCCCACCATCGCCACCGACTGCAATATTATATCCAATTTGATGATCTCTAGCTTTAAAAATATCTATGTAATACTTTTCTTTTACATTTAAATCTTCTGTTGAGCATATTTCAATAATTTCAAAATTAAAATTTTCAAATCCATATTTTTCTATAGCATTTTTTAAATGAATGTTATGTACTTTCCATTTATATTCATTCCATCTTTTTTCAATATCTTTACTCTTTCCGATATAATATTTTCCATTAATATTATTTGTTATTTTGTATATACCTATCATAATTCATCCTTATCATCCTATAAAAATAAATGCGGAAAGCCGGATGATTGGCTTTTCAATAAGCTCATGACTTCTTATCTATCCCGCATAATTTTAAACATTACTTTTTGAATACGAGTTATTACGCTCCAGCAACTGCCTTGAGGCCGAAGAAATTCTTTCCGAGAATAGGCTTGCCGTTGAAATAGGCTACTGCTTGGAAGTAAACAACGTTTTCACCGACTTTCTTCATAGGCTCAATAGAAAGAGCAGAAGCAACGGCGAGAGCGTAGTCACTGAAGTTTCCACCAACAACGATAACTTTATCAGCTGTCGTATCGGTAGGAGCATAGGAAGTAAGAATAACCTTTACACCTTCAATCGTTTTGCTAGATGCAAGTTCCTGCTTGTAAACATCAGTTCCAGTAGTAGTATCTGCCATGAGAGAGGCGTATACAGCAGAATTCATAACAATAGCAGCGTCATCATAAAAGTCCTGAAGCTTTAGAGCGAGTTCAACAACATCGGCAATCTTGGGAAGGCCAGCGGCATCACAAGCAATAAGGTTATCTGCATCGACAGCACCAGCGGTAAAGATACCAAGCATGTCCCGACCAGTTCCGCCACCTGTAACGATACCAGCGTGCATTTTCTTTGCAAATGCTTCACCGAATATACCAGGAAGTTCGGATTCCAGATTAGAACCAGTGAGTAAGAGGGCTTCGTTAGTAACAGGAAGAACGCTAATGTAAGCGTACGGAGTAATAGAAGTTACACCGAGAGCTGCGGTCGAATCCGAAGAAACGCCAGTAGCACCTTCAGCGAAGTTCGAAGGAACTGCAACAGAAGGAGACCAGACAGGAATGTTCGTGGAAGCATCGCGACCATTAAACACTCTGACTTTACCAAGCAACGGCATCTTTGCAGCTGCTTCCTTAACCATCTGAGAAACAACATTCGTCATTCCAGTACCAGAGAGAGTAATAGATCTCTTCTCACGAATGGCGTTTGCGATATCTCGCCACTCGGTCACAGTCTGAACCTGAGCGTTAGCGGGATTCTCTGCGGTGAAGGTTGCCCTCTGAGCTTCCAAAGCTCTCTTCTCAGTAGCCATCTCTTCTTTCATAGAACGAACTTCATCAAGAACGTCCTGAACAACTTTATCCATGTTTTCCATAATTTTAAATTCTCCTTTTAAATCTTTTTTAAATTCTTGAGCCCTTCTAGGAGCTTGTTCAAAGCGGCTTCTGTAGCTACGGCGGAAGTGTCTATGACGGCTTCTGTGTTTTCTTCTCTTACCTCTTCTCTCACCTCTTCTTTCGGAAGCATTGAATTTAGTTGCGTAATTGTGTTTGTAATCTCACCAACATCACCTTCAGTTAGTGCATCTTTTCCTAATATGTTTTCTAGCTTGTTTAAATCGATTCCTCGTATACTTCGTGCAACAGAATCTGTAGATTCATAAGCAGGAAAAGGAACACCGAAGCTAATTTCTGATAATTTTGTTTCAGTTAAATAACGAACTTCAATACCATCTTCTATCTCTACTCTTTCTTGTATGGGAGTAAACCCAAATGACATTGTTTGAACGTAATCATCTTTAATTAAGTTGTAGGCGTCTCTTGCATATGTCGTATCTGGAAGAATGGTTTCGCAATAAAGACCATCATCTTGACTTCTTAATATCAAACTACCGTTTTTAACTCTTCCAAGTACCTTTGCAGAATCGTGATCCCATAAAGCCTTAACGTCTGCTCCATCTGAAAGAGTTTTATTGAAAGCAGTAGGAGTGATATATTCGTAAAATCCTAAATATTCGCTACGTTTATTATATGGAATAAGCCCTATTAGCCTTTGCCTACCATCTTCACCTTCTTGAAGCTGTACATTTGATCGTACTGTCATATGTTGTATTTTTTTCATTCTTAAATCCCTTTTTTAATTAGTAGCACTTTTTAATTCATCAATTTATGTATTCCCAACGATATCCAGCGGCTGTTTTGCACTTGCCATTTATGCAAGAAAATATCCCCCTACAATTGTATTTTCTTTCAGCTGCCTTAATTGATATAAATACTTCACTTGTTTCTATACAAATGATTTTCTTTCCTCTACAATTTTCAATCTTCTTCCCAATTTTAGCTTTGCTTATTTTCTTTTTTGTTTCTTCGCTTCTCTTTTTCCCTGTATTGGAACGGACCCGTTTCTCAATTGTTTCTTTTGATTGTTTTTTACCTTTATTATTGGCTATTCTACCTTTAAGTGATAAACTAATTTTTTCTTTTACATTTTCAGAAGTTACTCTACCTTTAAGTGATAAACTAATTTTTTCTCTTCTACTTAGAGGCACTTCATAATTAATTCTATATGTTCCACCTTTTCTTATATTATAGCCTTTTAAAGGATTTGTAGCGTCAAAACTTGCTATGTACATAATTTCAAGGTCATTTAGTTTATTCTTAATTTCTTGTTTAGTTTTGTAATCATTACTTTCAATGGTAGCTAAAATTTTAAACTCAAAATTCTCATGTCCATATTTTTTAAATGAATTTTTTAAATGCTCATTTATTTCTCTATATCTGTGTCTTCTAAATCGCTCTTCTATATCAAGACTTTGGCCAATATACTTCTTCCCATCAAGTTTATTTTCAATAACATAAATACCAATCATTATTAAGTCCTTTCCAATCATTTTATAAAAAAGAGGAAGTGTGATTGGTCACTTGTCGGAAGCTCATGACTTCTTCCTATCCCCTTTTGCTAATATTTTTAAGTCTTATCATCTCCTGCTGGTGAATGAGTACTACCAGCATTTTGTTGTAATGTTACTTTACTAGCTGCAAAGAAAGCATCTATGTTTTCTTGGGTTAACGGATAAAATGACGCTTGGATAAAATAGTTATCGCCTACTGGACCAATCGCATCCATTTCTAGTTTTGCTCTTGCTTCATTTATTGATATCATTCCAAAGCTAATTTCTTTTGCTAACGATTCAATGGTTGATTTTACATCTGTAGCTAAGAGTGATTTATAATCATAGCTGAAATACAAAGGGCCATCAGTTGCAGTAATCAACTTATCGAAGCTTTCGCATAGATGATCACCTAACGGTTTAATGGTCTCAGCAAGGAAGTTCTGTTGTCTTGCTTCAAGTGAGCCATATTTATTTTCACCAGACAGCAAATCCCAAGGCACATTAAATGCCTGAGCTATCTGCCTTTCCACCATTGTTATAAGAGAATTCAACTCTGCTTCAACGTTTGATTTCTGTTCTATCTTTGAGAACTTCGTATCGGGCGGTGGAATCATTATCTTGCCAGCATTACCAGCACCAGCAACATACTTGTTTATAACAGGAGTAATCGTTGCATAAAGTTTATCTAACTCTTTTGTAGGCCAAGTCTCACCAAGCTCTAAAGCCATCCTTGTACCAATCGAGTTGTCAAAATAATTCTTTGTATATGTTAGAAGTTGATTATCAACAGCAATAAGATCACTAACGACTTCTATAGGACTCATTCCTTTAGTACCGTTATAACCTTGTCCCGGATATGGAATGTGTAATATATCTCTATCTGTATAAGACTTTCCTGCAACAATGAAATACTTTCTATAACTTGAATCTCTTTCTACAATGACATTGTTAGGATTAACTACTGATAAAGAAACAATTACTCCGTCTGCATTCTTACCTAGATATATGTAGGCATTACCTTTTAACAATAGATGTCGAACTAACGTGTTGTAGAATAATGTTGGTGTCTCTTCTATTGAAGGATTTTCGAATACTTTAAACAAGGGATGAAACACAGCAGGACTTCTTCCACCACCAGTTCTCCTAACGTATAATGATAGCTTGAGTTCTGAAATTGTATTCGCAACTTTATTCACACAAGCAAGAACTGTAGGGTTCGTTTCATTAGAAAAGAAGGATGTACTAATTACTCCTTCTGTAGTGTATGGGAAGAATGATCTTTCCTGTTTTGGTTTCTTGAATCTATCGAAAAAGCCCATCTATATACCTCTATTTTTATTAGCTAATTAAAAGAAGAGTAAGGGCGCTTGGGAGGAACAAGCGTTGTTCCCCTACTCTCAAATAATTAGTACACATTTTTTAATACTCAATTTTTGATAATAATGCTGTCATTTCTGCTTCTATCTCTTCCGCTGTCCTTGAATCGAATGAACCATTTTCAATATTTTCTCTTAATCTTGCTAACGCCATTATGCTAGTTATGATTCCATCTATACGTTTACTTGATGCAGCATCTCCATCCTTTTTAGGTTTTATATTTCCTGAAGTATCTATGTAGACTACTGTGCAAGAATTCATCCATCGTACTACTGGGTTGTTATCAACAATTAGTCCTTTCAATATATCAGCCTCAAAGTCTTTAGCAGGGCCGCTCATAACTTTCATTGTTTGTGGAAACTCTACTAGTGTTGTTAGCGGACCAATTTGCCTTTCAAGATCAGCTGCATTCCATTTATCATAGGCAATCTCTTGTATTTTATATTTTTCTAAATCTGCTTTTATATCATCATATAGAAAGTTATAATCTATGGTTTCGCCTGGAACAGCTATTATGTATCCATCTTGTATCCACTTCTTAATCTGCATGGAATCAGAGCGCATTTTGTTTTCAATTTGTTCTTCTGGGATATAGAACTTATGCCTTGCTACATATTTCTTTTCTTTTTCAATATAAAAGTATTTTGTATAAGCGGTTATGTCATTTCTTTTTGATAAGTCTACTGCACCAATACATATAGATTTCCCAAGCATATCTTCATAAGAATCTTTCTGAAGGCATTTTTGCCAGCTCTGATCTGATATCCAAGTATGATTAGCATTCATCCATTGATTAAGATTTTTACATCTAAACTCTGTTTCTTTATATGGTATGCGGATAGCTTCATCCCTTGCTTGCTTTAGAGCATCAAGAGGAACAGTAATATTTAGGTTTGGATTTGCTTTTATATATACTTTTTCATTCTTCCAATCATCATCTTCATCAAGTTCATATAGTATTGTGAAGAATCTTTCATCTTTTGTTATACCGGCTAATAGACCCTTTGCTGCTTCATACTCAAGATATCCTACAGATTCTCTATTATGACTTCCAGTAGTTATCTCTAATAGTAAAGGGTTCTTTCTTGAATACTGTCCTGATTGTATAACATCTATTAAGTCGGAGCTTCCTTGTGCTGCGATCTCATCTATAATAGCGGTTGAAGGGTTTAATCCGTCTAGACTTTTTGCATCGCTTGCTAATGCTTCAAAAAAGGAAGCAGTCTCTTCTCTTACTATCCTATATCTGTAGACTTGTAATAGTTCTTGTAACGTTGGGTTATGCTTTATAAATTCTTTGACATTTCTAAATGCTATAGTAGCTTGATCTCTTTTCACAGCCGCTGAAAATACTTGTGCAGAAGGTTCTGTTAGCAATCCATACAAAGCCAGAGCAGACATAAGAAGTGTCTTCCCTGTTTTTCTTGCTGTGAAAATAAATACTTTTCTAAATCGTCTTACTGTTGGATCGTCTTTTTTTACCCAACCATATATATTGCATATAATAAAATGTTGCCAAGGCTCCAAGATTATCTGCTTACCAGCAAATATTCCTTCGTAATGTTTTAAGGCTTCAATGAATTTTACTACCTTGTCTCCGTCTGCTTCTACAAAAGTCCATCCGAAAGTAGGGTCGTTCTCACTTCTTTTTAAATCGTTTTTAAATCTATTTACTGCTTGCTTGGTTGCTTTGCACGTTATTATTTTATTATTGCTTACGTCTTCTACGTACTTCCATAACTTATCCGACATAAACTTTTGTTCCTTTTTTTTTAATTTTCATGATCGCTGTTTAGAATAGCTAATATAGGGTTCTCTTCTTTTTCTATTCCATCTTTTCTTGTTTGAACTAATGTTGCGATTGATAATATTTTTGTTCTATCGCTCGGAGTACATCCAAACTTCCCCATTAGTGAACTATATAATTGTGTGGTCCTTACAAGCTGGCCGTTAAGTTTAAACCATCTAGAAAAATCTTCTTGCTTCTTTCTCTTCTTATTTCGGATATGGATTATCTCTGATTGAACTGCATCAATCTCATCTTGAAGCAAGAGCGCCTGCTCAAGTATAGGAAGATCGATATCGGATAAGATATTTGCTATGAGCAATCTATTGGTAATTGAACACCAAACATTTTTAGCCCTTTCAGATAAACATTCTGGTGCAGGGATTAAGGAAGAAGTATCAAGAGTAGGAAACTTATCGTCCTCTCTTTTTTTGTGAAGTGTTGTGTTATATGATCCTCTTAATTTTAGTAAAGAGGTCGGTTCTGGATGTGCGCCCATGTTGCCTCATTTTTTATAAATTCTTTAATTGTGTGTCTCGAAGGAGGGGGGGTGTTATACTTTAACTGGTGCACTTTTTTGCACCACCGCCCCTGCTGGCAGAGTGATCCGAACTTAGTTCTTCACACTCACATATTTTTCTCTTGCTTTCTTTTTATTCTCTTCATGATTAGCGTAGTAATATGCTTTACCATGTTCAATCATTTGCGATCTGTGCTCTTCGTAATATCGTTTCTTGTTCTCTCTATGCTTTTCTTCTCTTCGTATATCTCTAGCAAGCCGCTCCTCATCTGTTAATCTTGGACCAGTACCACCCTTATCAACATTGTATCCAAACTCTCTTTCTTGAGTTCTTAATGCTTTTATCCAATACTTCTCTTTGTAGTTTAATTCTTCTTTAGAATCTCCATCATCAATCTTATAGTAATAGAAACCTTCCTTTCCAAACTCAGATAATGCAGTATGGAATGGACTATGAGACAATTGGTTTTTTACCCTTTGCATATGTAAATTGATACGTGCATTTATAGATAATGTAGTTTGTCCAACATATCTTTTATGATTTTCCTTATTCTCAGCAATATAAATAATTCCCATTATTTCCCTCTTCTTCTTGCTGCTATCTCCATCAGTGTCTTATGATTATGACAACTATCACACAATCCTTGAAAATTGTTATGATCCCAGAACAAAGTCTCATCTCCACGATGGGCGGTATGATGATCCACTACAGTAGCGTCAGCTCCGCAGCTTACGCAGACAGGATTTTCTTTTAGGTATTCTGATCTTTCTTTACGCCATCTAGCGGAGTTATATAGTTCAGTCCAATCATTTCTATATTTACTATTATTAAACCACTGAAGCTTTCTCTCGTCGTCTTCTCTTTGTTTGTGACTATGTATAGAACAATAGGTTCCACGCTTATCAACCAATGAACGACATCCAACGGCTTTGCATAAATACTTTACTGGCATTAAAAGATTCCGATAAGAAACTTTATTGCCAAAGCAAGAAGCCCAAATGAGCCAATACAGGCCGCACCAATTAATGCCAACGCGATCAACTGTCCAATAAAATATCCAATCTTCTTTGCTATACTACGTCCTCTCTATGTAATTAGTGACGATGGCTTGAAGATCAGTAATGAATTGAGAATCGGATTTTCTGTGTTCTATCTTTGTTATTAATTGATGACATCCGGAGCATAGGGTTCGCACATCAGCTTCTGTTTCATTCCCTACATTGTCATAAGTAAGATGGTGAATCTCAAAGCGGCAAACCGACTTCCAGATTTTTTTTCTTACTAACCACTTCCATTTCTTCTTATTACATAGGAAGCAACAGACTTCCTTATCCTCTAATAGAGTCTTTCTAAACGCTTTCCAATGCTTGTTCTCATATATACTTTGTTTAGCCATATAGAATTAGTAGGCTTTACTATACGTATGTGTAGTTGTGTATGAAATAAGATAACAAAAATCGTTCTCGGCGATACGATTATTTTGGAATTTCGTCTGAATCTTTTGATATTACATGCGTCAACGCTCATAAGGAGGAATATGAAGAAAGCATAATAAAAAAGCTCTTATAGGATTTCACTTCAATCACTTTACATTCATTTAGTGATGAGGCCTCCTTAAATAGACTATAAGAGCTTTTATTTAGTTCATAAAGCGCGCGTCGTTGCGCTATAACCAATTTTCTATATTACTAGGAGTAACAAGATGTCTTTCGATGCAAAGTTTATTAACGAAGCGGCTAAACTCTCTGAAGCACATAAAAATAAAGTCTGTGCTGTTGATTGTGATAATGTTTACTTTAAAACATTTACACTACTATTTCTCAACGGAATTCTTTTGAATGGAAGCGAATACTACGACTACTGTGTTCATCCCTATCATGATAAAGATGTAGGAGAATTTTTGAATCTTGATGAAGCTGGAGTTAAAAGATACTTCTCTAATCTTAAGCAGAAGAAAGAACAATTACTAAAAGATGTAGTTTGGCTAGACCGCGAATAAACCCGCTAAAAGGCATAGTGTCCTTGCGCTATACGCGATTCTATATAGTTCAAGGACACTTTTCTTACCTTTTCTTTATCAATTGAGACTGACGATTGGATATTACATTCATAAGGAGCTTAAAAATGCGTTTATCGTTTTGTGTTAGAGGTCAAATGGACGTTGTGATGGCAATCAATAGGGTTTTATCAATGTTCCCTTATATAAACGGAAAAACTAAATATGAAGATGTTGTCGGTACACCAGATAGTGTACTCACTGCGAAAGATTTGTTAGTTGATGATAAGTGTTATGATGATCTTTTCTATTGCTTTATAGATGCTTATGAAATCAGCGGTTATTTCTACTTATATGGAAAGTTTGGAGAAGTAAAGTTCGCGTTTTCCCCTAAAGAGATAATTTACTAATAACAATTTTGTTCTCCAATAATAATTAGAATTTTTAGTTTTAAACATTTCTAAAAGAAAAGGAAGAAAAACGCCGATTTCTTCATTTTTTAGTTCTATTTTTGTTCTCTTTTTGTGGATTTATCTGAAATACTAATATGTAGTGTTTAAGACATTTGTTCTGTTAGTTATTAGAATCTATTAGATAAATGAATACAAATCAAAATAATCAAAAATATGACTTTATATTAAAATAATAGAAAATAAAAGAATATTTCTTTTTATGTCGATTTTAAGCAAAAATCATTAAAATCACATTTTTCACTGCCACTAACTAGTTATGTAGTAGATTAAACCCGGCGAACGATGATATTGACTCTCAATCATCAAGTAACCGGTTTCTATTACAAAAAGAGAGAAACGAATGACTAATACAGATTATCAAGCCTACCTTTTTTCTAATCAAGCAGATATAGAAGATAAAATCCTCAAACACTTTTCATTAGATACCTCTATTATATACAACAAAGACCTTTGTCTTGACATTATGATTGGTATAGTAGAACAAAAAACTGAGCATTGGATTACTACGGCAACACTGCCACCAGAACTATTAGATAACTTCAATCCGACAGCTTTTTTCCTATCTCAATGGATAAAAAATATATACCCCTATATCAAAATGCAGGTTTTTGAGAAAGCGAACAGCTATTACGCCAGTTCTATTAGTTTAGATGATTGTTTGGAGTTGAAATCAGATGAGAATGTTGAGGAGGATGTAATGTTGATACTTTTCCGTGAGGAATTAAAAAAAGCAAATGAAGAATTTATGTCAAAGATATCGAAGGTTGATCAAAAAGTAATGCATTCAATGTATAAAGACCTATCTGACAAAGAAAAAGTGGAGCTTCTATTCCCAAATGCTGAATACACAATAAAATTGAAAGATAAAGTTAGGTACATGATTAATGTTCTGGAATTTAGATATGCCTGTTTTATTCTATATAAGCAGTTATGGAATGAAGAAAAGGTTTTACGCAAGTTAAACAAGATGCCTAAGCTAGTTAAAAGGTATTTTGGCACAGATAAGCTCTTATCTGCTCCAGATAATAGCGCTCTTTTAGCCGCTGCCTTTAATACAGAACCGAATAAAGTGGCAACCACACCTAAACCCTTTATTAGACCTACTCCTTTTAGTAAAGTCGATTTTAACGGTAAGAAGCATGATCACTTTGTAGTATATGAACTTAACGGCAGTCTTTACGATCATGTAACAAAAGAGACAAAAATGAAGGAGACTATCTAATGATTTATGTTATGGCAAGAGCTAGGAAGGTTTTTAAATCGTTTGAATCTGTTCTTCAAGCAGAAATGTATTATAAGTTCAATTTGAATGACTATAATTTAAGGTGGCTTGAAGATCAAGGATTTACCTATTCTAAAGATCATGAGTATCTAATTGCAAACGATTTTATTGCTAAAAGCGCCTCTGACCTTAATAATTGGGGCAAGCAAAAGTTTGAATGGTTTAAGATTAGAGATATTAATGATTTAGGTGAGTTAAAAAGATTGCACATGGAACAGTTTAATAAAGATCATCCGAATAAAATGACTGGTAGCGCAACAGTTGATTATGAACCAATGCCATTAAATTTAGGCTCTATTTTTGACTAATTAGATTTTTTTTGCCCTTTGACTAACTAATAGTCGGAGGACAGAAATTCATGGAAAAAGTATTTGTTTTTGGAGACGCTCATCTTGAAGCGGGTGTTGAACCGGACGCTTCATATAGGTTATTTAAAAAAGTTGTTCAATATTTAAGACCTGACAAGATAATAAATTTAGGAGATTGGCTAGACTTCAGTTATATAAGTAGGTTTAGTGAAGGAATTCCAGGAGCTAGCGAAGGAAAGCGTCTTTCTAAAGATATTGAGATGCTAAGGAAGGAAATTCAATTTTTCAAGAAGTATACAAAGGAATTCATATATCTCTCTGGTAACCACGACGATAGAATAATGAAATATCTTGAAAAGAACCCAGTAATGAAGGGTCTTTTCGGTATAGACGAAGTGTGTAAAGAAGAAGGCGTATTATATGTCCCTACCATCAAACAACCATACAAGCTATTAGCTGATTTATATATAACACACGGAATAACGTTCTCCAAGTATGCTTCTGCACAAATGGTTGAAAGAGCCGGTGTATCTTGTATTGGAGCACATTGTCATAGGACTTCTTCATATATCCACAGATACGCAGACGGCCGTGTTCTTTATGGCTTAACTGTTGGAACTCTAGGTAACATCAATCCTGACTATGTAGCAGGACAGCGAATCACAGGACATACCAATTCGTTTGCCATTCTTTATGTAGATGAAGGAATTTGGGACTTAAACACAATTCTTATCAGAAACAACAAGTGCATTATCAACGGAAAGACCTACTCATTATAAAGAAGTACTAACTAAACAGAGGATAGGAAGAAGTCATGAGCTTCCAACAAGCGACCCAATCACGCTTCCTCTTTATTTAATAATTGATTGGGAAAGGATTTTTTATGATTGGGATTTACAAACTTACTAATCAAGTTAATGGAAAGATTTACATCGGACAAAGTACAAACCTTGGCAATCGTCTTGCGGTTCACAAATGTAAACAAAAAGGAACTAACCGACTTTTAGATAAAGCATTTCAAGAATTTGGGTTTGAATCTTTTTCTATTGACATTCTTATTTCCACTAAATCTCCTATTTCTAAAGAAGAGCTAGATAATCTTGAAACTTATTTTATTAATTACTTCAATTCATGTGATGAGAGTATTGGATATAATGTAACTAATGGCGGCCAGTCACTATCAGAAGAAGATAGAGAAAAATTAAGCATATCAATGAAGAAATATTGGAATGGTCTTTCATTTTCTGATTATAGTAACAGAGTCAACATAAATAAATTATCTCACAATTCAGAAGAATATATTCTTCGCTTATCATCAATTATTAAATCCCACTGGGAAAGAGACCCTATGCGGAAAATTGCATTATCAAAAAAAGTATCCGGAGCAAATAATCCAGCAGCAAAAAAAGTTATTTGTGTTGAAACAGGCAAAGTATTTAATACAATCAAAGATGCACATAATGCTATTGGTAAAAAAGGAATATCAGAAGTTTTACATGGCAGAAGCAAAACCTGCGCTGGCTATCATTGGGCTTATTTATAAAGGGAGGAATACAATGGGTACAAGAAAAGGTTACGTGATGCTTTTTGACTCTTTTGAAGAGAAAGTATTTTTAGTCTTTGATTACGGTAGGATTGATATTACATCACTAATAGATATCCAAACTATAAATAAAGATATGAAAGCTAGAACCGCTGAAATTACAGCTTCAATATCTGTAATGTTAGTTGAAGAGGAATAATGAAACTATTGCTTATTACTTTGCCTGGCTGTGTTCCTTGTATACGACTAAAACAGAATTTAGATATTCTGCAATATTCAACTATAGAAACACCATTTACTTATGAAGTTATTAACGCGCATGACAGACCTGATTTAGTTGAACAATACAATATTCAGTCAGCACCCTGTTTAGTGTTCCCATCAGGAAATGTATTGCGCTATTCAATGGGAATAGCTCCGCTTGAAGATTTGATTAAAAAAGAATACGAAAAATCGGAATAATTCGGAAGAACTATAGCGATTTCTGCGCAAAAACAGGCCAACATTTCAAGACTACGAGTACTAATTATTTATCAACATAAGGAGGAACGTATGTTAGATATTTTAAAAGATGGAAAGTTTGTGATGATGGAGAAGGCTACAGGAAATTTTGAGGTTGTAGACTCTTTAGAAAAAGCTTATGAGTTATTACAAGCTCATACTCATCTTATGGGTTATTTGTCATTTGCAGATTTGGATATGATAAATGCAGTAATAGCAGGTGTATCTAAATGACAGATTTTCAGCTCCGCATTATAGACATAATCACCACGCCAGACGAAGAGTACATAAGAGAAACAGAACAGATAGACGTTGAAGAATTTGATTTATTTGAAAGTTTCTTTGGAGAATTAGAAGATTAGTTCTTCTTGGTTTTTCTACACTGAAACGCTTTCATAATTTCAGGCAACTCCTTGTAGTAGTTTTCGGGATAGGGATTATAGATTGAATCCAACAAGGTAGTTGCCTCCGGATAGTTTCTTTCTTCCGGATGTAGGTCATAGTACCTTTCTGATGTCATGTAACTGATGTATTCTTTCGGAATTTTAACTATATCAACCGACATTCTACTACCAGTGATTGATTCAACTGTCAGTACCGAATCTTTTATTGAGATATCTTTCAAATACGTTAAATATATGTCCCTTCGCTGTTTAGGTGAAGCTAGTTGGAGCTTCCCTATTATATCTTCTGCAAACTTATCAATTACTTGTTTTGTCTTTTCGCTCTTAACTGCTAATTGTCGCTTTTGATCATCTATACCG